AGGCTGCATTTGCATAGTTTTTAAATCCTCCGGCAATCACCGAAGTACCACCTGCAATATTAGCAGCTCCCCCGCCTATAACTGTGTAAATTCCTCGAGCTTTATTATTAGATCCTCCTACTATCGTAGCATACTTACCAGCAATGGTATTTACACCTGAGCCAGAATCAAATAGTGAACCGCTGTATGCAATTTCATTACCTTGACCTCCTCCAATAAAATTCCAAAAATCTGCACATACAGCAGATCCGCTTATCTTATTATTATTTCCACCAACAATTACTGATTCACCAGAACCTATTATTACATTTCCTTGACCACCTGCTATAACGCTATTTCCTTCAGTAGAAGAACCAGATATACTATTTGTTCTACCTCCTAGTATGCTAGAAAATGGTTGGTGATCAATAGTATTCGAACCTGTAGCAGGCATTCTAGTATCTGCAAGTCCAGAAGTACCGTTACTACCAGTTACAAAAACTTGGAATTTAGTATCAACTCCTACATTAGTAAGACCTGTACCATCACCAGTAAATGATGCTGCTGTAATATTACCACTAGCACTTACGTTAGCTGATGCTGTAACATTAGCATTTAAATTAATACCAGCTTTTGGGGCAATTTCTTGACCAACATTAAGAATATTATTTACTACAAATAGATCAGGTTTGTTACCTGAAGTGCCAAAAGTATAACCTGAGTTTGCATCTTCTCCTGAAGCTACAAATTCGGTTGCATGAATAAATTGACTACCTGTAATATCACCAGAAGCTGTTATTGATCCAGTAATTATTACTCCACCTGCAGTTGTTTCGAATTTTTTTACATTATCGGTATATAATTCTATACCTGCATCTTTAGTAAATCTTGCAAAAGTTTCACCTGCTTCACCGGATTTTATTTCTATTTCATTATTAGATAATAACATCAAGTCTCCTGAACCACCTTCTTGTATTATAGAGTTATTTCCTATATTTTTATATATTTGGAAATCACTATCCATAATAATTTTAGAAGTATCAGTCATTACTATATTCTTGCTAGCAGGAATAGAAACTCCTGAGGCTGTTAAACTACCGTTTATAGTAACTTGATCTATAGAAAAATCTCCTTCTATTAATGCACTACCTGTTGTATTATTAATGTATAATCTATTATTTATATCTCCTGATAAAACTGATGGTCCTGCCATATGTCCTAAAAAGACATTACCAGCTGAGCTTCCGGTAGCAAATCTACCAGCACAGTGTCCTATAGCAGTATTACAGTTTCCTGTATGGGTACCAAATAGGGCACAGAAACCAAGAGCAGTATTTCTATCTCCTGTATCGTTTGCTACTGCTGCCATTGCTCCTACTATAGTATTTTCATCTCCTGAGTTATCATTACTTAGAGCGCTAGCTCCGATTGCAACATTATTATCACCGTTATTATTTAAAGCTAAAGCTCCAAAACCAACTGCAGTATTACTATCACCTCCAGTATTAGTTTTAAAAGCGTTATGCCCTATACCTACATTTCTACATCCTGCCGTATTTTCTTTCAAAGCTGCAAATCCAAAACCAGTATTTTTATTAGTAGTTATATCGTCATCTTCACCTGCTTGATCTCCAAAATATGTACTTTCCCCTAAACCTGTTTGAGTTACTCTACCCTGTATTTCTAAAGAACCTGAAAAAGAAGCAGAACCTGTATGAGAACCGTCAAATTCTGCGGTGACTCCTGTCAAAGAAGAACCATCTCCTGAAAAAGAAGTAGCTGATATAGATCCTGTCATATCTACAGAACCGGTCATTACAGCGCTACCGCTAAAATTTCCATCCCATGAACCGGTTACTCTAGTTAACGATGAACCGTCTCCTATAAAGGTACCGTTGAAAGTTGAAGAACCACTAGTTTCAAATGAACCTGTTATTTCAAGTGATCCTGATAATATTAAACTGCTATTTAAATTTAATGCCATAATTTATTGAATTCTGATTGCTAATACGTTACCTGATCTATATATACCTCCTAAAGGTACACCTCCGGCTGCTGCTTCTGTATCACCTGCAAAATCTAAAGAAGAAGATACTTGAGTTAATATTACATGGCCTCCTTCTATAGTTACTGATGTAGATGCTGCATTACTTTGAGTAACTAGTAATGAACCTGTAATAACAGCGTCTCCATTAAATGGAAATCCAGCACCTGATATTCCTGATAGTCCAGAACCATCTCCTACGAATGAACCGCTAAATAACGAAGCAGATACTTGACTGTGTACCGTTAATTGACCGGTTCTAAAATCTCCTCTTATTAGTGAACCTGAGTTATCACTAGCAGCATTTCCTATATATAGCTGATGATCTTCTTGAGTTAATGTTGCAGGTCCAGCACAATGCCCTATATATACGTTACATCGTGAATTAGTATCTGCTTTCCTTCCTGCAAAATGACCTACAGCTACGTTATTAGAAACGCCTGTTTTAAATCCTAATGCACATCTACCGATAGCTACCGAGTTATTAGAAGTTCCTGTAAGAGCTTTAGATCCTACTACAACATTATAACTACCCTGATTAGTAATACCTGCTTGGTAACCAATAAATACTCCGTAAATACCAGCACCCATTCTTGCTGCATCATAACCAATAGCAACTTGTGCGGTTGGGGATCCTGCATATAGAGCTTGATAACCTAATGCAACGTTTTGTCTAGCATTATTAGCTACTTTCATAGCATTATGCCCTACCGCTGTGTTACCGCTACAAATAGAATCTCCTATTTCTAATCCAGTGTTGTTACACAAGGCATTTGTTCCTACAGCTACATCTTCGTTAGTACCTACTCCTTTTTTACCTGCGTTATTACCTAAGTATACATTCTCAGATCCAGAAATTAAACTAGCTCCTGCTGCTACTCCGATAGTTAAGGTATTTCTAGAAACGGTTGAATTAGGTAACGAACCGCTTCCTATTGATATATCTAATAATTGACCTCTATTAGATATTAAAATATTTTTATCTATGGTAGTTTCTCCTAGTAACGAAATAGAAGGACTAGAACCAGAAACTACTAATGATCCTGTTATACTTGAATCTCCATTCCTACTACCATCCCATTCTCCTGCAGTAATACCTGTCAATCCAGATCCATCACCCGAGAAAGAACCGCTGAAAGACGATCCTGAAATTGCTGTTGAATTAGTTAAATCTACTAAACCACCGCTAACTATCAAAGAGCCTGAAATGACTGCAGTCCCTGCAAAAGGGAAATTACTTAAACCTGTAAGCCCGCTACCATCTCCTATATATGAACCTGAAAATGATCCTGAAAGTATACTTCCTGAAGCTTGAGCTCCATTAATATTTAGATTAGTTAAACCTGATCCGTTTCCTTCCATCGAACCGCTAAATGAACCAGTTACAGCAACTGCGTTAGAAAAGTCTACACTTACATTCGAGCCTGATACTACAAACGAACCAGTAATACTAGCATTTCCATTTCTACTACCATCCCATTCAGCAGTAGAAGTAATACTTGTAAGACCTGACCCATCTCCGAAAAATCCTACTGATGAGGATATACTTCCGCTTATTACTATATTATTATTTATGATATGTTCGTTAGCCATGCTTTAAAAATTTATACTTGTCGTTTAAATGCTGTAATTAACATATTAATGTGATATGTACCGCTACCAGCGTTAAGTTTTAATATTGCTGTTGATCCGTCTGAATCTATACTAAATGATGTACCTACTATATTTCCTGTTGCAATTGTATGAGAATCGTTCAGAGTTTCTCCTCCTGCTTGATCCCAAGCACCTAATAGTGTACCTATTTTTTTCTCATCTTCATCGTTATCGAATAGAGAATAGTCTGCTTTAAAACCAGTATAACCGGTTGAAGATATAGCAAAACTCTGTATATTATGAATACCGGATAAACTTGCAGAATGAAAATGTATCATTTCAACTCCTGGTCCTCCTGGATATCCAGATGAACCTAATGTTACTGTACTAGATACGTCTAAGGCTCCAGATACTATCAATGATCCTGTTATGCTTGAATTACCGTTTCTTGAACCGTCCCATTCTGAAGTAACTCCTGTAAGCCCTGAGCCGTTACCTACGTATGAACCGCTAAACGATCCACTTACTCCTGCTTCAGCTAAAGTAAAGTCTATATTTTGATTAGATCCAGAAACTAATAAGGAACCTGTTATTACTGCATCTCCATTAAGAGGAAAAGCAGAAACTGTAATACCTGTTATACCTGAACCATCTCCTTGGAATGACCCTGTGAAAGAGCGTGCTTCAACTGAGTGACTTACGTGTAACGAACCGCTTATAGTAACAAAAGGTTTTGATTTAGCGAAGGAACCTCCTATAAGTGGGTAACCTCTATCGTTACTAATATATAATTTATTAGATTCAGTATTGGGCATGTTGTCAAAAGCAACACTAGGTCCAGCACATCTTCCTATGTACACATTGCAATTACCAAATTTAGCTTCAGCTCCTGCACCAAATCCTAAAGCAGTATTTCCAACACCGTCCGAGGAGTTTATCCCTATTGAACAACGTAAACTACATCCACCTACAGCTGTATTATCTCTTCCGCATTGATTTACGTATAAGCTACATTCACCTATACCTACATTATTATTACCGTGGTGAGGATTTCCAGACATTGCTTTGCATCCTATAGCTATATTATTACATCCTAATGCAGGATTAAAAGAGCCTAAAGCTCTATACCCTATTGCTACTCCACCTCTACCTCTTGCAACTCTACTAGCTTGATACCCTACTGCTACACCTCTTTGAATTCCACATGTAGCTGCCGACTTACCTATAACTACTTGATCCCCCGTAATAGTATGTGTAGCTGCGCCATGTCCTATAAATACACTATTTGTAGTACTACTAACATTAGTTGGACAGTCACCTTGACCGAGGAGTATATCTTTACCTATAGCTATGGTGTTATTAGAAGGATTAAAAATTTCTATATCACCATCTATGATAGTTTTACCTATTAAATTAATAGAAGAGCCAGATGGGAAAGTACTCCCAGATACTTCTAATGAACCAGTAATTAATGTGGAACCTGTAATTACAGTAGGGCCTTGTACTCTTAAGCTGCCGGTTATTTCAGCTGAACCTGAAAAAGGAAATCCAGTAGCTGTAATGCCTGTTAGGCCTGATCCGTTTCCAACAAATGAACCGGAAAAGATTGAACCTGATATAGCAGTTGTATTTATGAAATCAACATTAATTGATGATCCGGATACTATGAGAGAACCGCTTATCTGCGCATTGCCATCTAAAGTCCCATCCCATTCAGCTGATGTAGTTACTCCTGTTATACCGCTTCCATCTCCTACGAATGAACCGCTAAATATTGAAGCAGATACTTGAGAATTAATAGTTACCTGACCAGTTTGAAAATCTCCTAATATTAAAGGAGTATCTGTTGCTTGGTTATTTATGTATAATTTTTTAGACTGCGTAGTAGTTGAGCTAGGTCCTGCTCCGTATCCTATGTAGATATTACAATTACCATTGGTATTGTTTTGACCTGCTGTATCTCCTACTGCTACATTTTTAATACCTGTAGTCATAGTAGATAAGGTAGAATGTCCAAGAGATACGTTATTACTTATACTAACACCTGCTACTAAAGAGCTTCCTCCTATACCTACGTTATTATTACCGGCTATATTAGTTGCTACTGATTTACCTATTAATACGTTGCATTCAGCTGATCCAGGTGAAGAGCCTGCTAGAGAACCAACTAAGGTATTATCATCACTGTCACCTAAGACTAACCTACCGGTTACTGTTAGTACATCACCGTCAAAAGTAAAATTACTTTCTCCCTGTATAAGACCGGATGTTCCTGTTGCCGTAACTACCCTATTATTGCTATTACCAGATATGGTTAAACCTCCTGAACCTCCACTTAGAGGGATAATATGCTTATCAGTTCCGGTTAAAGTGTCGAAATGTAAATGAAGAGTATCTCCACCGTCTTCTATAGAACTTGAATAGATTAGAGATCTGAAATTATTGTCCATCTCTTGATGGGTCAGAGCACTACCTTTTACGAGTCTATAAGTTAATCCTGGTATCGCCATTTTATATTTTTATTATAAATATCTTTTTTTAATTCTTTATTATCCTTTATACATTATAAATGCTAATGCATAATACGGTGGTATCACAGTTGCTGCATTCATAGTTAGAGAACCAGATGGTGCAACAGTTGTAGCTATAGTCATTACTGCGTCGCTAGTTCCTAAACTACTTGCATTATTATCACTTGTTCTAAATAGTCTTCTTTTATCCCCGCTACTATTAGAGCTATCAGCATCATACCCAAATATTTGTCTCAAGCCAGATTGAGTACCGGTTGCTCCAGTTCCGCCGACATTGTCATAGGAATTAGTACCACCACTGCTGTTTGCAGGACTCATACCATTGTATAGATTATCATCTCCTACAAAGAAGTGATGGTGAGGAGGAATATTTTCTTTAGTAAGCTTGGTTATAGTTAAAATACCGCTTGGAGTAAATGTTGGTGATGCTGATGTTACTGCGCTTGATCCTGATACTGTTGTTGTAGGGGCACCTGAAGTATTACTAGCTCCTGCTATAAATCGGTCTCTTAAATCAGGAGTACCGTTATCACCGTCACATAAATAAAAACCTGCAGGTAGAGCATCAACTGCTCCTGACCACATTATAATACCTCCGATCGGTACTGGTGCTGCCTTAGACTTATGTACTTTACCTACAGCATCTACACCGATAACGGTTACATCGCCTACGGTTTCTTCGTCCGGTACAGTTCCTATAGAAACATATCCTGAACTCGATACGTTACCTACAATATTTAATCCAGTAACTGATCCTCTTTGAGTATTAATTCCGTGTTTACCATCTACTCTAAAAGATGCTAACATACAAGCTGTATTGTCAGTTACTCTATCAGTAGAAAAATCTGATTGTTGAGTACTAACTATATTAAATGCTTCTTTTTTGCTAGTATCTGTATTAACATTTAATACTACATTTCCTCCTTCGTTGCCGTTAGGTGAAGAAATTAAAAGGCCTGCTGGGTTTGATGAAGCAGGTATAAAGAAAGATCCTACTGAGTCAGTAGCATTTAGAATGTCTCCATAAAGAGGCTGTAAGTAACTTTCATTTTCTGCTATACCCGCTACAGATATTCCTAAACCGGGTGTTCCAGCTACTGATATATTTCTGTTAGGACTTTGAGTTCCTACGCCAAATGTTTTATCTCCATTATTTAATTTAGTAAAAGTACCTACTATTGCATCTGAGGTAGATAGGATTTGATCATCAGTAATTGATATATTTATTTTACCAAACTCGGTACCTCCGTTTAATTTAAAAGTATGACCAAAGTATATATGTTGATCATTAATATTAGTTCTACCTATAGAACCTAATACATTGGAATCTTCAATAAACTCTAAGTTAGCTTTTTGTGCAGATTCAACTGTGCTTAAACCTCTTAGTCCTATATTTGCAGGTCGGCTTTGTTCAGCTGTTACTGTTATCTTATAGCCGTTATCAGGATTACCCCCGATGCCCATTGCATTTTTATCTTTATTAAAAGTAAAAAGAGTATCAGCTCCAAAGGAACCGTCATCGTTAAACTGAATCTGTGAGTTAGAACCAGCTGCTACTGCTTCCGGTATATTTATTTCTGGGGCTGTTGGAAATGGGATTTCTTGATACCTATCAGGAGCAAAATCTAAACCGCTTTCATTTAATGCAGAACTACCGGTATAGAATAATCTCATTTTAGTACCTGTAGGATCCAAAGAACTAGAATAGAAAAACGAAGATTGGTTTCTATCCATTTCGTGGTAGGTCAAGGCTGAGCCTTTGTTTACTCTAAGAACTATACTCATTTTATTTTTTTTAAAATTTTTATGTTAATCCTCGGCCGACAAGGAGCCCGATGACCCCGGTATACATCAACCAACATTATGTTAACTTTATGTTTCCATAAAGATCGGACTATATCATCAGAATAAATTCTGCTGGGCGCTAATTCTGGTTATTAAGAGAACCCTTTTTCTCTCCAGTAGTCTCTGAACCTTCTATAAGATGGCTTATAGCTTGGCTGCTGATTGTCCAATCTTTAACATTGTTACGCTTCGGTAGTTAAAGCTCTAAGGAGTTTCCAGCAATTCACCCAGTTTAATGAGGACTTATTTTTTTCTTATATTTTTATTTTTTAATTAATATTTACTAGTTTGACTGTTACTACTATTTGCAATAACTGTATCATCGCTAGCACTTGGGTACTCAAAATCAAAATCGCAACTTGGATTGCTTTCTAATAAATAGCTCATTATCTTATCTCTAAAGAAAGCTATTGATCTATCTAAAGGTTGATTTGGATTGGGAGAATAAGTTGTGTTAGCTGGGATACTACTTGATGTACGGAAATAACTAAATGTATATAAAAGAGAGTTGTTACCGTCGTACGTAATATCTACTTTAACATCTACATAACATCTTGGTACTTCACTTTCTCTATTTATTGGACTATTAGAATGCTCTCTAAACTGGGCAGGAAGTTCATTGGTAATATTTTGATGAATTTTTCTAAAATTACCTACCGTTCCTGGTTCAATATTATTATTTTTAGGTATGGCTGTAGCTAACGTTCTTTTTCTAAATAATTCATAACCTCCTGTATCTAAGTATTTTTTGTCTCCAGATTTAGGTTCATTACTCCAGGTAGTACCATGACCGTTTTTTCTATAATAATTTCTAAAAGTAAAGAACATACTACAAGGAGGGCCTGATACAGTATATGGATTAGGATTTTCAGAACCAGTTACAGCGGCAGCAATTCTACCACCTAAAAGTCTATCTGAACCAAAATTCATATCTAACTTTAAAATTACTGACATGTCGGTATCGGTAGATTTAGGAGTAGGTCTTCCTAATTTTCCTACTGCAATTAATTCATTACTATCATTGTATAAACCTACAGTTGTAAAATAAGGCTGGAAAAAAGAACCGGTTACAAAGCTTTTAGCTAATCCGTCAGAATTTTGTAATATAGTCTTATTCAAAGAGTAGTTAAATTCATTAGTTTTAAATTTACAGTGATAATTATGAGTAAAAATAGGTAAATTTGATTTCCACTTAAGTACTGCGTTAAAGTAACTGTTATAGTACATAGCTACTATTTCGTCTGTAATTATTAACTGTCCGTGGGTATATATAACATTACCTACATATTTTCTCGGTTCTGAAAATTTAAAGTAAAGTCTACCTTCACCATCGTCAACTATATCATTACAAGATCTTGCTGAGGTAGAATGAACTATGTACTCTTTGGTGCTTTCATCTACATATGAATCTTCATCTGCTAAATAATCTAATTCAGTTAAGGTACAGTTAGGATTTGAGCTGCCGAATAAATACTCTACATTTTCTATATATAGGTTATTTGCGACGTCAATAGAATCGACTCCTAAATCAGTTGAGTAGTTGTTATCCATATAGTTGTCTAAACTACCAGTACCTTCACTACCGCTGTTAAAAAGATCAGGAGTAATAGATACAGAAAAAGGTTCTATATGAGTACCGTACATTTCTTTTGGTAAAGAAAAAATTGCTACCCTATTATTTAAGTAACGAGAACCGCTGACTTCAAAAGATGATTGTAAATAGCTTTCGTAAGAACTCGATGTCGTTAAAATACCTTGTTGAAATTCATTATAGTATAGATGATGTATACTATCGTAAATAAGTTGGCTGTTAAATGCAGTACTTGAAGTTGTAGCTTGATTACCTGCTATAGTAGTATCCGAATCAAATTCTAATAGGTTTTCATAACCTACCATTCCTTTGATATTATTTATACCAAGCTCTCTATATTGACTTCCACTTACTATCCACGATTTACGTGAGGTATAAGTCGATATATATGCATCTTGTTGATTTAATTTTTTGTAAGCACTCATTCATTAATAGTCAAGCTTAATTCTTACTAATGCTTCTTTTGTAAAATCTTTTAATAAAGGTCTAGATAATTTAGCAACACCTAATAAATCGTTATCATCATTGTAAAGACCTACTGTTGTAATATATGCTTGAGGTGTATTTATCATTACGTTATGTCTAAGCTCTCCAGATGACGTAACATTTGAAGGATTAGTAGAATAATTAAACTCGCTATTTCTTACCCTAACGAATACAAAATTTGAAGATATAGTTTCTTCAGATTGTAACTTAAATGAATCACCAGCTTTAACTGCATCGAAGAAAATATTAGTATTTTTAGTTGCCGAAGATGCTACACTAGTAGAAGTCTTAATATCTAATCCTTTATTAGCTTGAGAAGCATTAATTAAAGCTCCGTTAAAAATAATAACACCTACGTCAGGTAAAAATTTACCGTAACTAGCTCCATCTACTAAACCTGTACCTCCAGGAACGTTTGCTCCTGTTCCATCAGACCCGCTAATTATATCAAATACTCTACCTGCATCTACGAAAGAAGTAGTTGATACATCGTTACTATTATCTGTTAAATCTAGAGTAATTTTATTAGCTCCCGAACCACTAGTTAGTTTAATGTTAAAAGTACCTGGGAAAAGTTTTTCTTTATATCTTGCTCTATCAATAGAAATAACATAGATATCGTCTGAGGTGCCTCCTTGAAAAGTAAAATCTACTTCTTCATCACCGAATACTAAATTTCTATACTGTCCGTATATTGTAGAAGAAGGTGATTTACCTGCTACGTTCGTATTATAAGGAGGTGTTCCTAAACCAGTCTTGTGTCCATATGCTATAGCGAACTGTACTCTACTTGTACTATTATCAGTTGCTTTATGAGAAACTTCGGTATAGAAATTACCTGTATTACTAGCTATCTGTCCTGCACTGGTAAAAAATCCAAAAGGGGATTCTGTTTTTAACTCCACTGCTCCTGTACTCCATGCTGGGGAGACAACTGATTCTGCGCTTATTGAAATATCTTCAGGATCTAATCTTTTAAATGACATATCTTATTAATTATTTACTCTAACAATAGTTACCGGTACTGTTACTCTGGCTCCAGAATCTCTACCTATGATTGTTATGGTTGTTTGTAAAGTTGTTTGACCAGCAAATAAAGTATTTACTGTTGTTCCGGTTAGGTTGATAGACGTTCCTATAACTGTTTTAGATACATTTGTACCTAAAGTTGTAGTAGAATTTAATCTTTCAGCCTCGGGAGTATTAATTCCTACACCGTTATATGTAGATAATACCCTAGCATCTGCTATTGTAGCTACATACCCTCCTGTTTCGAAAGTTTGAGAAGAACCTAAGTAATTAAGAGTTTGAGGAGTAATAGCAAGAGCAGCTCCTTGTTTTAATCTTATTGAAGTAAAGCCTACATCTAATACAGGAAGTTTAGCAGTACCTCTAGGTAAGGTAGTCAGTTTATATTTCATTATTTGAGTTTCATCTGGAAAGGCTTCTAACAGAGGTAAGTTTTCTATAGCTTGACCGTAGTACTGCGAACCTAAAGGATGGTTAGGATTATATAAAGTATAATCTATCTCATCATCTGAAAGTGCAAATTGAGTAATTTTGAAAGAACCATCTCCTCTTGCGAGCAGTTCTCTACCTTTTTTAGTTAATATTGCATCAACTGTTACTATTGAATTATCTAAGTATCCCATATCTTATTTATTATATATTATATAAATATCTTGTTTTATAGTTTTAATCATTACCTCCCGGAGTATCATCATCTATACCTAATAATAGAGGCGGTGGACATATTGAAGAACTAAAAACAGTTCCAAATTCATCTGTATGAATTAGGTAATTTCCATTTCTTACAAATACTATAGACGAACCTACGCTATCTAATTTTGTATCAAATTCGTCTACTTGTACTACATCTACTTTATCAACCTTAAAAAATTCAGTACCATCGGATATAGTACCTGAACCTCCTAATTGAGGATTAGATCCGCTAAAGTACCTTCTTTGTAATATTATTTTTTGAGTTGATATATTGTGTTCTAAAACTCTCATTAATTCAAAGTTCCCCTCAAATAAAGAAGAGGTAATTTCTGTAGTAGTTAAAATATCTCCTACATCTATAGAAGGTGTCATTTGACCTGAAAGTTGAGCAGTATAGGTGTAATCTAAAGATACATCGTTAGTTGTTAAAGCACCGTTTGCTGCTATACCTGACGTTAATGTTCTAAAAGTAGGTAATATAGTTTGACCTGAGTGTAGTAAGCTAACTGTTATTTCATCTACAGGACTACCTATTATTCCACATGCTACATCTTGGCTAGTTCCTCTAGGGTGTATGACTCCAGCAAATTCTTTTACTGTAAGGCTAGGTGGTATTCCTCCTAAATCAGCTGGGGTTAATAAAGTTCCATCATATCTAGCATTTGTTAAACCAGTATCGGTATAAAAGCTGTCCTGCACCTCAGCTTTTGAAGCAGAAGTAGAAAGTATAGCTGAAAAATTACTTGGTATGGTTGAACCTATATTTCTATCGGCTTCTAATTTATCTGAACTTCTTCTAAAATTATCAGCATTATTAAATAATACATTATGGTCCGTTAGTGAAAAATTTATATCATTTAAGAAAGGATGAAAATGAAAAACTACTTGTCCATCTGGAAAATCTCCTCCATTAGGTAACGGAGTTGAAATATTAGCGTCAAATATATTAGGTATTAGTGCATTACTTTCAACCTTAAAGTAGAAAAATGCATTTGAATCAGAGTAGTAGGCGCTTTCTACAACAGTAAGTACATAGGTAGTACCATCAAAAGTAAAGCTTATTTCTTCAACCTGTTCTAATATATTAGTAATATTAGTAGATACTGGGTCAGTTTGTCCATCAACTGAAAATGCTGTAGCAGTTACTGTAATAGCATCTATCCTTCCTTCATCACTTCCACCTACAGTGTTATATAATATATTTATTCTTTGTGAGAAATTAATATTGATTTCCGGCGTAGTATGTATTAATAAAAATTCAGTTATAGTCATTTAATTAATTTTTTAACGTTTACCAACTCCAGTTCCTGTTATGCCGCCATCAGGTAGTTCTCCTGTTTGAGGATCAAAATCATTATTATTAAAAGGATCATCAATTTCTGCATCTGTAAAACCGTGATCTGAATTAGTACAAACAAATAATCCTGGAGTGCCTTCTAAGAATATACAGTTAGTTGCTACTATATTACCGTTAGCAGGCTGTACTGTTGTATCGTCCCATCTGTCGCCTACGCCTGTATTGTTGCCTTCAGGCATAAAGAATCTACCTCTTCTACCGTTAGAAAACTCTCCAGTTAATTCCATAGAAGTTACTACGTCCCCGCCATACATATAAAAACCTGCATCTGCTTTCGTATCATCGTCATTACTACTATTTTTAAATATCATCATTTTATTTTTTACAACAGTTTCTGGATCGACACTACTAACTGTTTCAGGTACTCTTACATAAACTGTAGTGGTTTGATTAGTTGCTATTTGACACCCTAAAAATGCTGATGATAGTTGTGTTGATTGTGCATACATTATATTTACTGCTATTTTTTGATATATTGCACTTTTCAGACTATAGAATCTACTGACAACTGAACAAGCTACTCCATTAACTAGTCCGTTATCGGCTATAAATCTAATGAAGGTTCTATAATTTCTATCTTGATAAGGAGAGTTAGGTTCTACAGAGTTATTTACAAAATAAGGATCGTGATTACCCTGTATAATTTGACCATCTCCTAAACCATTAGAAGTTGTAAAAGGATTAAGTCCTTCGGTAGTACCTTGAGGCAGACCTCCTTCAGGTATAGGGCTATTTCTAAATGTGGATACTATAAGTCCATAATTATTAGGTATCAAAGAAATATTTGATCCAGGTAATGGATTTTCTACCTGTACTTCGTTACTTAAAAATTCATCTTCATATTCTTGACTATTTAATCTTGTATGATCAGAATTCCATCCTACGAAAAGTTGGAATTTGACACTAGTGGTATTATTTAATCCTACAAAGCCAAAAGGAAATAACCAAAAAGGAATAGTTCCTGAAGTAGTATAACCAGGTATTAGAAGATCTCTTTCGAATTGTGAAAGTAATGAGTTAGGATCAGCTAACGCACAAGGACTAAAGTCTACAATTAAATTCCTATTACAATTAGGATCATGAGTATCTTTAACTTCTAAAAGAACTTGAGATATATTATCATCTTCAAAAGTTATATTAACCTCAGTGTTTCCATCTACAGTATTACCTACTTCTACTCCGTTAACAAAGAAAGTTAAATCAGTATTTAGAGTTGGCTCTGAAAAGAAGATATTAAAGAGGTTATAAGTAGTGTTTAAGGTCATTGGATTTATTACATTGCCGTTATTGTCATTAATACGACAGTCTACTATCTTAACTACTCTTTCTGCAGAACAGTTTGGTTCACCTGTTACTTGATTACTTAAAGAACTATTATTATTAACAGCTGTTACCACAAATTCGTCATATTGATCTCCTTCGAATAAATGAGTAAAGCCATCTCCTTGGTTAGGTGCAGAAGTAGTTTCTCCGTCACCTACTGAAAAAGTATATGCTGTAGCAGTATCCCCGATGAAGATATTACTACCGGGAATGTTGACAAGTTGATTAGGTGATACCGGGAATACGTTTGAATTAGGTATCGTTAATATACAAAATTCGTCCGGGATCTCACTATAAAATTGAACGTTATACTCTATGGTAGGGTATTTTATCTGTTTAAATGGATTGTCAGAATTAAGTTCTCCATTACTAATTCTAATTCTACTGCCTGCTAATTCACCGTCGTACTTAGTTTCTCCAAAATTCTTCTCTACTTGTATCTTATCGGCTAGTCCTAACGCGTCAAAATTATTTACCCTTCTAGCTTGAATTCTCGGTCCTGCAGCAAATGGGTCGACTGCTTGTTTAAGGTAATCAGTTACAGCTTCTCCTGTTGAAGTAAATGCAGATAAACTATCATATATTCCACCATTTTTAGCTTCTATGAAAGCCGTATCTATAGAGCCAGTATATTCTGGTTGAGTCCAGGTCATTATAGGTGCTATAGCTTTACTTCTGTCTAGAAGATGAGGTTTAATTATAATCCCAGCATCTGTTATCGCTCTAGCAGGTGTAAAATCTCTAACCATTCTAAAAACTACATTATCAAAAAACTTTATTAACCTAACAAAATCTTTGACATTATATGCATCAACATTTTCAAAAATAGTAGATGAATAGTCTTTTAAATCTTGATACCTGTTAGTAAGTGATTGTCTAGGATCTCCTATGTACTGATCTATATTAAAAGGATCGTTAGGAAATAATACTGCAGATTGAGAAACTATATAATTATCTATATTATCTGAAGGAGAAAATCCTACTTCAATTCTGTGTAAATCTTGAGTGTAGTCGTTAGTTGAATTTAATATACTAGTGTAGTAAGAAACAGTACTACCGGGTACTATACTCCCCGTATTATTAGTCCTAACTTTATCAACTGAACCAGTAAATGCTTGTTCACCTCCAAAATAAGGTAAGTCTTGAGCTCTTTGTCCTCCGTATATCTTTATTTTTAATATATCCGAAGGTATACCGAAACAGTTTATTAATGCTCTTAAACCTCTTTCAGTACCTTTACTTTTCATTAATAGAGATAAGTTATGGTATATTCTTTTATATATAGATTTTTGATAATCGTTTTGAGATATAGGGTAGTTTGTAGCGGCTACGTTTATAAAAGCAGAAGATTCACTACCTAAGTCGTAGGAGTCAAATGTAAAGTATCTAAATAAATCTTCTAAAGATCTGTTACTTGTATATAATTTAACTCCAAAGTTTTTCAAAAGTTCTTCTATAAGATCTTTAGATACCCCTCTATTGAGTCTATTGTCTGCATCATATTTTTTAGATATTGCGTCTGTATATATCCATAAGTTATCAAAATGTTGAGCTATCATATGTACGAAAAGTTCATATGGTCTATTATCTTCATCTTCTCTCAAAAAAGATGGAATAGTATTAGCTAATAAGTCTTGATTCTGTGCATCAAAATTTATAGCATCTGATATCTCTGAGTTAAAGAAAGTTGTTGCTTCATCAGTTTCTGAGAGTTGATTAACGTAGGGGTAGGAAGAATTTTCTACTTTAGGCCAAGATGTAGAACCACTTTCGTAATAAAGGTGTCTCTCATAATGATCTAAATTATTAATTAAACCGTCTATTAAACCTTGATAAAATTCTCTACTACCGGTAATACCTGTAGCGGTATAATCATTACTAGTTTGATTAATTAAATCTAAATTAGTCTGATAAGATTCAACTAAATCTAACTTATATTTAAAATTTCTAATTCTTTCTTCAGCTGATGAAAAGTTTATAAAGTGAGAATAATCAGAATAGTCTATTCCAAGTTCCGCTCCTTTTTCGTTAAATAGTGAACTTAGTTGCCTATAAGTATTATTAGTCGGAAAGCTAAATAATTCATTATAATTAAAATATTTAGAAGGTTCAACGTTTTGAGAATCTATTTCAACTGCAAAATTAGGACCTCTTAAATAAGGTATTTTATCTTGTTCGTTTTCAATTGAAATATTAATTTCATAAGCAACAGGGTCGCCTATTTTTTCAACAACATTTAGTTTTTGATTTATATTTATACCTATAGGAAGAGGTTTTAATAGCTTTATTAAAACTGAGGCAGAATCTCTAAAGAAATCTCTTTGTATATTAACAATACTATAGTATATATTATTTTCGAAATATAAATATACATCCGGTAAATATGTATCTGTCTCGAATCTTTCTATTAACCTATCCGTTATTTCTTCTACATCGCTATCTCCTAAATTAACAGACGATAATCTTAACTCCGTTCTATCGGAAGATATAGTTTGAATTACAAAATCTTGAGGATTAAAAGAGTCAGAGTATACGTAATTTAGAAAATTATATAAGGCTTTGACTTCTTGAGTTTCATACCCTCTTTCTATATAGTCTCTTTTTACATCTATAGAAATTTGAGTATTACCGTCAGTACTATCTAAAGTATCTCCCGAAAGTATAGAATAATCTCTGTAGTTATTAAAAGTCTGTAATCTTACATTATCTAACGAAAAATAAGATAATTCTATAAAATGGTTATTAGAATCGAAAGTTTGGGTAATATTAACTTCAGGTATTAATCTACTTTCATCAGAAGTTATTTCGTCAAACCTACTTAAACTATCACCGTTTATTTGGTATATGTCGTAATTTATTTTAGCCATTATTTTCTAACTCAAATATAGTTTCGTTTGCATCAAGAAGCTGTTGCCTTAGTTGTGCTATTTCGTCTAAAAAAGGCTGAATATCTTCTGTACTTTTTTCAAAATCTACTTGTTCAGAGCTTCTTTTTAGTAAGTATTGGTGTGAATTCGTTTCCCCTTCTAATGGTATACTAAAGTACAGCTTATCATAAAGTCTGAATAGTTCTTCTACGGTATCTGTATCAACAATAGCTTCTTCAGGTACATAGGTTTTAAACTCAGTATCTATGAATTTTTTATATTGAGTTGAATTATAAGAACCTTTCTGTATTTGTATATTATATCTATCCATTTCTTACTACCTTAAAAATATTTTTATTATCTACTACTATAGTACTTCCGTCCAATTCAGTCTTAATTAGTACTCTGTAGTACCTTTCTGGTTGTAGCCCGTCCATGTATATATCGAAAAAAGGTCCACTTGAATCGCAACTTATTTTAGTAAAGTCTGTATTAAAATCAACAACCATTTCTTCAGTATTTTCGTCTCTTAATCCCCAATAAGAAGCTGATGGTAGAACATTATTAGTTAAGAACACTGATGATGTTGTAAAAGTTCTAGTAGGGTATTGAGGTCTTGCAGTAAGTCTGAATCTCTGTTTACCAATATCAGGGTATACTCCTTTATTATTTTTTATATCTATTACTGCTATATCGGTACTAAGAACCTCAAGCTCTCCTTGGTCGTAAGTTCTATCATCCCATCCAAATTCTAAATAAGGAGGGTATATAGTATTTGTATCAATACCGAAGTATTTTAATCTTATAGAAGAAGAAGTAAAATTTTCAAATTCATCACCCAACTTTAATAAAAATCCTTTGTTAGGAAGGCTACCGGTATACATCTGTCTTACCGCTGCTGTTACATTTATATCTAAGTCATGTGTTGAAGACATAGAATGAGATTGAAAAAATTCCATAGACTCATCTACTGTTCCATTTAATTTAGAACCTGTGTACCAATTTCCTCCTCCAGGCTTATTAGAATTAAAAGAAGCAGTAGTTAAAGTAGTGTAGTTTTGTGTAGACCACAGATTTACTAAACCTCCGCTTCTATATACCCAACTTGCTCCTGTAGTATTAACTGGTATATCTCCAAATTTTCCAACTCCATTATCCCAATCTCCTGAACCTGCTATAAAGATAGGATAAGCATATACATCGTATTCAACTGGTAGTTCGCTAGCTTCAGCTAAAAATATTTTTAAACTCGAACTAAAATTAGTATTTCCTACTTTTTCATCTATTACATGTTTTATATCATCAGTAGTAAATTTTAAAAGAACTCTTGATGTCTGCCCAACACCGTCTATAGAGCTAGCATATCCTGCTACTTCTAATATTTCATCTTTACCGGCATTACCGGTATTTTGTTCAGTATATATTATAGTATCTTTGTCGGGAAATATTCTGTAAATCGCCATCTTATAGTATTGTTGTTCTTCCTTTTATATCAATATCGGGATATTTTAATTCAAATATCATAATATCGTAAGAAGGGTAAATAATGTTGTTTCTAGTTGCTCCTTTTATATCGTAACCATAAGGAGTGTAGTTTCCTCCTTCTTTACAGACTACTTCTACTTTACTTACAGTCTGTACGCCTGCTACTCTATCTAGGAGAGTGTATATAGCAGATAAATTAATAGGTTGATTAATTTTCCATTTATTTATATCAAAATAGTCTTTTAAAACATTAGTACAAGCTAATAATACATCTCTACCGTTAAAGTTAGGTCTAACTAGTATATCAAAATTGACTCCAATATTAACTACTAGAGCATCTTTAATACTTAAAGAATCGGTAATTGGAATATAATGAGACATATAAGTCCTTAAGTTATTTTTTAATGTAGGAGTAGCTGGTGTTAATAATTTATTATTGTCATATGCTAATACATACAAAGACAGAGCTAAAGGATTGCTATCTATTATAGAATCAGTGGTAGATTTCGTAGAATTTAATTCATCTTGGGTGACGAATACTTTAGCTACTGTACCGAATTTAGGATTAAGAGATAAAGCTCTTACTGTATAATCTTGTAGTGTAACCGTCCTTTTCTGTTCGGCAAAAGATCTTAAAGAATTTTGTCTTATTTCTTCTACGGTATCGCCATCTTTACCGCCTCTAGCTGGTTCTAAATTATTTACTGCTAAAGAACCTACATAAGTCTCATCACCACCGGCAGAGGCTGGTGTGGTATTTAAACCGGTAAGAGTATTGGCAGGTACGTTAGCTTCTACCCCACCTCCTACTAAGTAGGTTATAGATAAAGTTGTATTAGAAGGGGCTATACCGTAAGCTTGACTATGTAAAAAATTACTAGGGTCATAAGCTTGATCTAGTTTAGTAATTCCTTGTGAAGTACCTATCCCTACATTTTCAGGATTAGGAAATACTACACTATCGTCCGCCTCTCCTAAACCAGCTCCAAACTGAATAGTCATTTTACCGGATGAATTTAATCTAGTAACAAATCTTTTTGGTACTTTACGTAAATTTATAGTAGAAGGAACCTTGTTAACATCTGCTCCTGTATTAGCTTCGTCAACAAATACAGTATCTTGACCTAGTGACGGCACTTCGTACCATGTATTGCTACCCTCATCTGTATTATCTGTAATAGAGAGTATACCAATAACGTTAGGGTCATCTATAGTAATAGTAGTAAATTTTTCAGCTTGACCAAATACCTTATCAATAGTTTTAGTCTCTCCTGAAAAAGCTTTCGCTTTTTTAGTAAGTAAAAACAAACTAGGCAACCCTTCACTTATTTCGCTTATTACAACATCAGTAGGGTCTAAAGAACTTGAAAAAGAAAAATCGATTTTATTTTCTACAAAAAACTTTGCATTACCTTTAGCTGTTGAAGTAACTACTGTGTTTTCTCCGACTATTAAAGCTTGATCCCAATTAGGTTTATTCGAAACAGGATCAGCTCCGATATTTTGAGTAAAGGTTAATTCTACTTCAGCTACAGTAGTTGTTTTTGGGGTATATCCCATCATATAAGCCATGGAATAAAGATTGCCGGGGTCTTTTGCGTACTGTAAGAATGTTTCTTGCAGCTGTGTATCTTGGTAAAAGGATAGTATATCACCGACGTAAGAAGCCATTTCTATGAACATCATACCGGGTGCTGTTGGAGAAAAATCATTATATGAGTCAGGAAAATAGTTTTTAGCAAATTCTACTAATTCCTGTTTAAAGTCAGAAAATTCTCTAGCTACGTATTTTATATCTCTTTGTTCAGCCATTATTGTTCAAAATTTATTACTACTTCGTCTTCTAAACTAGTATCTTTTATAGAGTATCTTAATAATAACGATACAGTATTTCTATCTGGATCTCCTGTTACTTGAAACTCATTAGCAATAACTAGAGGGAAATACTCTCCTAACCCTCTTCTTACAGCATCTTTAATATTATCTATATTATCGTTAGTAATATTTTCAAATAATAGATTTCTAATCGGAGTACCGAAAGTAGGATTCATATATCTTTCACCTATTCCTGTTAAAAAAAAATTAATTATATTATTTCTAATAGCATCTTTAGTTTGAAAAGTAGATTCAAATACTGCTCTACCTGAAAGAGGTAATTTTACTCCCAGAGCTTTTCTAGGTTGTAAATCTATTGGAAATATCTTTTTACTATTATATGCCATTACTATACTTTACCGTATTTCTGATTATCTTTTTCTATCGATTTGTTGTAAACTGCACCTGCTTTTTTAACAAAATCAAATTGACTAATATCTAATCCTGGCATTGGTCTACCGCTATTACCAATTCCCATAGAACTCGCCATAGAAGAAGCAAAATTAGGCTTATTTACCATGTCTGACGTACCTGTGTATACATTTCTGTATTCTTGTGAGGTCATGTTTGCTTTAGTCATATCGAGCATTTCAGTAATAGAATTAGGTTTAGTATTTGTATATTCTTGTTTTGGTGAAATATTCTTTTTTTCTGGAGGAGTACTTGCAACACGTACAGCTTCGTTCATAATTTCTTGAAGCTCTTCTCTCATTGCTGATTTTATTTCCTCTCTTATTACTTTTCTTAATTGTTCTAGTTTCATAATTATAAATAGTTAGTTTACGGAAGTTGATTATCTAATCTAAATTTAAGTTCATCTAAAAGTATTTTAGTATCAGAACTGAAAGAGGGCTGTCCTCTTAGTACTATAACTCCTATATTATCTTTTGCTACTGCTAATCTACGAGAGACGGACGATTCTATTGAATTCTCTTCTATTATTGCTAGAGTATAATCCCTGCCGTTGGAAGCTCTATAGCTAAAATCTTCTGGTCCTACTCTCTCTTCTTTAGACCCTCTTAAAGGTCTTATTTGTTTTATTAAATTATCTAATTCCCTACGTTCATTATCTTTAAGTTGTTTAGCACATTCAGTTACATTATCATTAACTCCTTCAAGTATACTCTGTACTCCTTGGATACCCGGGTCGAATGATCTTATCAATTCTGTTACTGAATTTAAATCGTCTTGTAAGTCCTCTAATTTCTTTTTTGTTTCAAATAACCTATCAGCTTGGGTAGTAGTAAACCCTGCTGTTTTTGTAGAAATTAATCCACCTCTATCATAATCAGAAAAAGAAGGTTTTCTACCTATAGCTAATTTAGTTCTATTTCTTTTAAGTAATCTAATTACTCTTTTAGCTCCGTTAATTGGACGTCTTAATTTAGGAGGAATACTTCTTAATCTATTGAGAAGTTTTTGAATATTGTTTACTGAGCCAACTAGGTTATTTCTTGTTTTGACTATTTTAGTTAATTCTTCTCTACTAGGACATTGATTAGCAAATTTACTCAAAAGTTTAATAGCTTCAGTTTGTATTTGAGCTTCAATATTACCTTGAAGTCTACCTAACTGATTAGCTACTATTGATGATATTTTTGAAGTTAGTGGCATTATTCAGTATAGACTTTTTTAGATTTTAATGTAGAAGGTCCTGTTGGATTTATTAATCTCTTCAGAGCGTTTATTACAGGTTTAGCTTGCAGACCTCTTTTATTTAGTTTAGGTATCGGATGACCTTTTACAGTTTTAGCAGAAGCCATATCAGTTGCCATACCGTCTAGTAGATTTAGTAGGTTAGATAAAAAACCTTCTAATTGATTACCCAGAATTAAAGGTTCTTTTGTAGAACCTACTGCTTTTCTTGATTTAAGTCCTAAAAATATTTGAGAACCATCTAAACACATATAATCTTTAGAATCTAAATTTATACTAGTTAAAGACGTCATTCCAATAGAATCACTACTTGAAAATTGAATATCGCTCTTTTTAGAGTTAAAATACAGTCTACCGGCATTAATTAAAATTTGGCTGCCTTTAAATTCACTAGCTTTTACCGGTACTTCATCATAAGATTCTCTTTTTTCACTTGACTCTTTTAAAGGAATTGAATGATTTGATGTAAAGTATATTGAAGAAGCATCTTCATTTATATCCTCTCCTATAGTTGTGAATCCATTAGTAGTTTCTATTTGACCGTTACTAATAATAATCATAGGCTGTCCTAGATTAGTACTATTTACCCAAGGAGATGAATTAGAAGAACCACCTGTAAACCTTATAGATTGTCCTTGTCTACCTTCTAACTGTATATCTCCAGGACTTGAACCTATAGGATTTACGTCTCCTAATTCTTTAAAATTTCCTTTTTGAGTAAAATCTAAAGTACTATCTGAGTTTAGGTCAGGATAGAAATTATTGTTCGTATTATTCCATATATTAAGTACGCCAGTATAGTATTTTCTAGTTCTAGAAGCAAAATCTTTTGCAGATGGTATAGGAAAACTTTCTACTTTAATTACTTCTCCTACTAAAGGTACTTTTTTGAAAGCATTTTCTAATTGATAAGCAAATGGTAATGTTGTATATTGGTTCTGTCTTTTATTAGAAGAAAGAGGTTTGTAGTAAGCTCCGTTAATTGCGATTCCTCCACCTTTTTCTAAGTAGTTAGGATGAGATTCATCTAAAATAACTTCTACTACTCTTCCGTACGAAATTACAGCTCCTGCTTTACCTGGGGAAGCTGGTGCGCTGGTAGAATTACTTATACTCCCTAATGATAAATTAAATGCCATTTACTTTACTCTTTATCAGCTAAGTTTTCGTCTTCACTAACTTCGTCTATTTCGTCTTTAATTTCTTCTTGTTCATCTAATAAATCCTGTAGTTCAGAAAAATCAAATATTTCTCCGTCATTTCCTTTGGCTTGAGCTGCTTCTAGTCTTTGAATTACTGTAGCTAGTTTTATTAAATGTTCATCATTCTTTACTCCTATTTCCATATACTCCTTGATCATTGGAACTAAAAGAGTCGCATCACCTATATTCTCTATAAGAGGTTTCAATTCTCCTATCAATCCTTTTACTTGAGATTTAGTTTCTTTAGAGTTATTATAAATTTCTTCAAATAGATCAGATAGGTTCTTACCTTTGAATATTTCTTTATCTGAGTTCATATCTTTTTATAATAAATAGATTACTGTTCTTTTATTACGATTTTACCTTTTTCGTGGTATCTATAGTATATTTCATAAAAATCATCTTTAAGTACAGATATTACTCTAGTCAGGTGAGGAGTTTCACAATCAGTCATTTCTCTAATATAGATGTAAAGTGCTTTTTTCTTAAATATATCTATATCATGTCTAGTTTTAAAAATTGTTAGTACTGCGTCTGCTATTCTTTTTTCACTATCTTTGGTAAATAGGTTATCTAATTTGTCGTAAGTTTTCTCTATCCACATGTCTAAAAACTGACTAAGTGTTATACCTCCTGGTAGTTTAACATTCATACTACCTTCATAAGATTCTTCCATATCGTCAAAAGAACCGATTTGCTTTAATTTTTTGTAATTCTTATTATTATAATTTATTAACCATCTTTTAACTATAGTACCAAAGTATGAATAAGCTTTTGCACCATGGTCAGGGTCAAATTTCATAATTTTTTCTTCTAATAACATTGAAACTACTTCGTGTTTAAGATCCTCTATACGTTCTACATCTGTGTAATAGAATTTAAAAGTATGTATAATATTTTCAGCTAATTTATAAAAAGGAAAATATATATGATCTGTGAATATCTTAGCTCTATAGTCAGAGTCTTTAGATACGTTATATCTTTTTATGTAATCTTCTGTTTCTTTTGTGAAGTAGTTACTACTACTCTTCTTTCTTGCCATAATTTTCGGGGAGCATATATCGGTTCAGCTCTTTTTGTACGTTTTTCATTTGCTCAAAAAAATAACCGACCTCATCATCTGCTTGGAAAACCCCTTTTTCGTCAAGATTTCGTAGGTGCTTTTGGGAATCATTTACTATATTTGAAATATTTTGTAGATAAGCTGTTTGATCTTGAGTTACGTCCTCGTATTTTTCAACTTTTACCAAAAGATTTCTTACTCCTATAAGTAAAGCTATATTAAATAAAGATAAAATTACTATTGCTATTAACATAAATTATAATTTTTTTAACATATTTGTAAGTCCTTGAGAGGAATTAACTTTTTTACCTGTAGAAGATTGTGTTTTATTAACTTTAGGTTCGGAATTACCGCCATTTCTCTTCCATAAATCGTATTCAACTTTAGAAGCTAAGTAATCTGCTGAATGTAGCACTGAAACTATAGCGGTTTTTTGTCGAGAAGACTCTACATTACTAAAAAAATAAGCTTCGTTGGCTTTATCAAACACACCATCGTGTAATCTAATAGCTAGAAACTCTTTTTGGTTAACCTTAATACCGAATTTCTGCAATATAAATAAAGATCTATCTGGAATTAACATAAAATCTAAATCTCCATTATAGGTATAAGCTTCTGAAAGTTTATCTCTTCTCCATTTATCGGTTTGAGGAATATAGTTAGGTTGATCTCCGTCTCCTAATTTACCTAAATCGTGGAAAAGAGCTGAAAATACTAGTTCTTCTTCTGTATAATCAACTGTTCCACCCATTTTCTTATATAATTTATGCTGTTCTAATGCATATTGAACTACTCTATTAACGTGATCAACATAACCTCCTGCAAAAGCATTATGATACCAAGTTCTACCACTCGCCGGTGCCATTACATATGTATCTTCCATATGTTTTAACATCTCTTTACATTGAATAGCACGCCCACCTAGGTAGTGGTCTATAATTTTAAGATGTTTTTCGTAGTTATTCTGTATTTGCTCTGCATTTAACATAAATAATAATAATAATTATAAATAAAATATAATAAATAAAAATAAAATTAATTAAATAATTTAATAATATTAATAAGGTAATAAAAATAATTCGAAAAAGCAACTATTCTATAATAATTTTTATTTCATAGTACTGAGAAGCATATTTTGAACCACCATCCCAATATATTTCTGCATTAATTGTAAGTATTTCTCCTTCAAAACTAGGAGGAAAAGGGCCTATAATACGTTTTCCCCACTTTCTTCCTTCAACTGATGGAGTATATTCCGTATTATTAGGGGAATTATTAAGGTAAATTGTAGTTGATTGAACTATTTCTAACACTTCTCCATTAGGTAAAGTCCAAGAAGCAGGAGATTCCATAGCTGCCTGTACTACCCCCATGTCATTATAGTAGTAATAAGGGTCAACATCATCAGCTTCTATAAAAATATCAAACCTTGGGTAGTATTCTCCATCAAAATCTAAATCTACTCTATAAACACCGTTTGAATCTTGAGGATAAGGCAAATATATACGAGCATTACAAGGTACATCACCACATAAAGGAGGATTTACATCTTCAGGAGTACATCCTAAAGTAAAAATAAATAATAATAATAGTAAAATTTTATTTAATCTCATAACCGTTTTAATTTATATTATTAATATAAGAAATAATTTTGTTAGTAACAACTTTTTTGGGGGGTTTTTATAGTTTTTTCAAAGAGCGTAGCTCGCCGCGCAAACGCGCGAAGTTGCCCCGAAGATTTTTAGTATGTATCTATTAGATTTAATATTAGTAAATATATAATCAACCATCTATACACAGAAACTCTAGTAGAGAAATGTATATATTAAGTAGAATTAGTAGATTAACTGTCTAGTCTTCGTCAGTATTGGTGTATCCGTAGTAGTTATTCATAAAACTTACAATGACCGTTGGCCATAAAAGGATAGATGCAATGGATTCGCTATTTGAAAGTATTGGTTTGTGGAATGCCCATAGAGTAAGATTAAGTCCTAACGAAAAAACAAATCCAATCGATAAATAAAGTATAATAAAATTTAATAACATAATGTATA